TCTGTGCATTAATACCAATAGAGGGTAAATTAGTATTTGCTCCAAGAATAGAAGAAGTACCAACAAAAAACGGATGTGTGAAAGTAATAGCCTTTGCACCTGCTCCGCTTGCTGTTAGATTACCTTGTTCTGTTCTTCTCTGTAAAGATGCTGTATAACCTAATTCTGAAACTTTTATATCTTGAATAGGATCATTACTTGTTAAAACAGTTCTAAACTGAAATCCTCTACCTTTATATGTCCCATTTGCAAATGTCTGAAACGCAGAATATGTGGGAGATCCAGAAGAGGGGTTGTCTTGTGTAACTCTTACTAACATTTCAGCATTGACATTTAAAGCAGTCGTACCATCAAAATCAGTCAGATTGTCAATTAGACCTCTTGCATCAAATAAATCTGCTGGAATAAAACCCTCTGTCAAAAAATGACGTTTAAGATCAAGACTAAACACACTTCCGAGATCTAAAGTATCTGCGCCAGCAGCTCCTCCAAAGTCATAAGTACCAGAACTTGCAATACCACCAGCATCGTCTAATGATGCTTCATTATCAAAGTTGCTAATAGCATCAAATAATCCAGTACCAGCTAAATTTAAACTATTTGTGCTTGCATCAAAAGATACGTTAGTTTTTGTTCCTTGAAACTTTGGACTGTCCTGATCTTCTCTTCGTATCAAAGCGATCAAAGGTGCTAAATTATCAGGCAAGTCAAGAATTACACTTGTCTCTCCAGAACAAAATCTACCCCCATCATCTTGAAATTTTAAAATATATTCCCCTTCAAGGTATGGCACTTCCGCAGTTGTGGTATTCCCTGCAAGTGCTTGTATTAAATCAACTGAATTAGAGAATGTACCACTACCATCTGTTTTTGTAGAGTGTCTTACATAAACACGACCACCATGAATAACGTCAACATCAGTAGATAAATTCCAACGTAATCTTACTAATTTAGAACTAATTGGTTCTGCTGAAAGTCCAGTAACATTAGAAGGTAATGCAGTTTTACCTTGAGCAACAAAAGTTAAGTTAGCAGAAGTCGCACTTGTTTGTAATGCTGCGTTATAACTAAAAACTTGAAACTCATACGTTCCAACATCGCTATCAAATATCTCAAAGTCAGGTGCAGATACAGTTTGAGATATAAAGTTACCATTATTGAATCTATAGTTAACCTGATACTGCGTAACACCGACAATGGGCTGCCAACTGAGAATTAATTTTGCAACTGCCTGATTATTAATAACAACAACTTTTTCATCTGCTTGTAATGCTGTTGGAGGGTTTTTTGGAAGATTTAATATTGATACAGTTCTTGCAGGTAGACTCGCACCATCCTCTATAAATGAATACTTAGAATCAATATAAGATAAAGCTGTAATTGCATAATTAATACCATCAGACTCCTCGACTGTTATTACTCTGAATTTTTGAGCTTTAACTGTGTCATTCTGTAAAAGCCATCCTGAATTAACATTTGGTGCTTGAGAAAAAGCACTATCAACTGTGATTACTGCACCAGAAATAGAGTGGGATTATTTGTTGTTGCTAAATCAGTTTCAGCAGTATCATCTACAGTTATCTGGGTCGTTGTTGCAGCACTTATTCTTCCTCCTCTTCTAACACCAGAACGAACAGGGTCAGCTATTTCAATAACAGCACCAGGTCTGACAACAACACCTGAATCTATAGAGGTTGCAAATGTGCAAGTCTCAGATTCATTTTGTTCAGCGAAAAGGATTGCCTTCGCCAATCTTCGAGCTTGCGCACGACTTGTACACGCAAATCCTTTTACTTGCTTAATAATTACTCCTAGCTTGGCTATCGAAGCGGTATCTTCATAAACCTCATAATCTATCTCTCTACTATCCATATTGAAGTAAGAAACAGAAATGACAGTATTTCTTGTCTTTAATCCACTTCCCGAATAACTAAAGCCCTCAGAAGTTACGTTAGATAAATTAAATAAATAACTTGCATCTTTAGGACTGTCTTGTGCAAGAAGAATACTACCAGCAGACCATATAGGCATACACCTCATAACACCTGCCAATTCATTTATCAGATCAAATGCTTCACTTGATGATTGAATATTTACATTACAACTAAATCTAGCTTCTTGTCCTCCAAATCCATCTGATACTAATGTATTTGCAAACTTACTTGCAGTAACAAAAGAAAATAAATCAAGAGAACTTTCTGTTATATGATTACCAAATCCATAGCGTGTGTCTAAAAGTAAGTCTAATAAGACCATCGAAGGGCATGAACACCATTGAGCAGCTCCCATTACACCATTAAAAATATAACCAGTGGGATAAATTATACGACCAGTAGCAGAATCAATACTTGGTGTGCCAGAGCCACTAGCACCAGCACCTGGAATCCTTACTTTTATTCCTCTGATACGATACTTCCTTGTTGGTATTGATTGAAACTGCATAGAATCCAACCTAAGAGAAGCATAAGCACTATTGGCATAGGTATTGGAATCATCAATAATTTCTCCAATACTTGTCCATCTGAAAGCGTCTATTAGACTTGAAGTTGTACTATCAGCAGTAACTCTTGTAACTCTTATATCAACAGGAAAAGCACCTGTAAGATTTACTCTGTAATCTCTTTGATAAGCATCAGCACTTCGACCTGTAATCGTGTCATTTATAACATCAGTAAATCCACCAGAATTATATTGCACTGATATTTTTAATTGAACTGATGTACCAAGTAAATCTCCTTGATCTGTTGCTCTTTGTAGTTGAGGAAAAGTAATTGTAATATTTGCTGCATCAACATTTGAATTTGTTATCTGCCTAGTAACAGGAGAAGATTGAGTAACAGTTACGCCTACTGCTGTGACAGAAGAACTGCTTTCTATTCCTGTGACTTTTGTTTGTCCTGATGTCCCAAATCTAGGGTTAAATGTTACGTCTTGAAAATTGAAATCAGTTAAAGCTGGATTAGTTGAATCAGCAGAAGACTTTAAAACAGGAGTATCATTTAAAAATACATCTTTTAATGAAGCATTATTATATGCAGCAGTTCCCTGCGTTCTGCCTTCCTTTGAAGCAGAAGCAAAACCTTCAATTTCTCCTTCAGAAATAAGATCAAGAAAAGTGGCAAACTGCCTACTGTGTAAAGTATCAGGCGCACGAGTGGGTTGTGGAGGAGTAGGAGGAGAAGGATTACCACCAGAACCAATAATTTTTTTTGGTGTTTGTGTCATGCTTGTACCTGTTGAGTATCAACAGCACCACTGATCACGACTGAGCCAGTTATGATTTCGCCATAGACAATAGGGACAGGTGTTCCAGCTCTCGATGTGTTTTGAGTTCCAGAAAAACTAAATGATAACTGTGGATCTTGTTCTGACTTAAACTCTTCTGGTTTTGGTAAAGGGAATAACATTTCACTTACTCCAGACAAAACTAAAAGACTTCCAACACCAACTGCAGCTTTTGTTAAAAAACCTGCATTTGCAAACCCAGTTACACCACTTTGAAAACTAAATGATAAAGCAGGGTTAATAATAAAAGCACCTGCAATTAAAGCAGCACCTAATAATACTTTTCCTGTGCCACTACCAGCACCACTTATGACAGGCACTATATGTATATCTTCCTGTCCTATTGGATGGTGTATCTCTTTTTCGTTTACAGCATAATTACCAACTTTTACCTGATAATATTTGGGATTCATATATTTCTCTACCTGCGGAAAATTGTTAATTAAAAAACTAACTGCTTTACCAAGACTATCTACCTGTATTTCAAATTCTTTATGACCGATAAACTCAGCAAGTTCTCCATATAGTTTTATTTTACGCAACATAACGATACCTCCCTCCTGTGCATTTTAATAACCATTGAGAATAAGGCTCTCTACAAGATAGTCTATCGGTTAAATGATGTAAAACATCTCCATCTAGAAAAATAGCTACATGATTTAAACCAGCAGATCCAATGGACATTAACAAAGCATCGCCATTTAAAAGTTTTTCGTCAGGTCTTAATTCTCTAAATCCAGTTCTCCATGCACAACTTTCAAATAAAGGATTTAATACAAATTCTTCTGGAGTTGTAGGTCTATCCCAATCTCTTAGTTCAATATTTTTTTCTTCCTTATACCAATCTTTTACTAAAGACCAACAATCAGTGACACCCCAAACCCAAGGACGACCAAGTAAAGGTGGTTTATATCCACAGGGTTCATAATATCCCCAAGTCTCGGTTTTTGGATTAACAATATGCCAAGGAAGTTTACTTTGTTCACAACTAATCTGATCTGCCTGACTAGCAACAGGAGGCGTTATAGGATGACTATGAACAATAGCTGTTATCTCCCCAGAATTATCAGCTTTTACATAATCTTCTGGATCAAGAATAAAACATTGATGATCTGTCATTGAAAGATTACGACAAGGATAGTATTTTTCTTTTCCACGAATATTTAACAATAATCCACACGATTCTTTAGGATCTTGGTCTTTCGCATGAGCAAGTGCTTCTTCTTTCCAACTCATGCTATAAAAGTACCAATTGAAGGAAATTCTGTTCTAGTGCATTGTCTTTTTGGCGCACGAATACCAGCCAAATCAAATACTGCTGCTAATTCAAATTCAACTATTTCTCTATTTTCTGTTGATTTTCTATCTATTTTATAGATTTCTTTAGGAAACTCTGCTGTAGGGTCTGGTGTGCCTAATGGATTCGTATTACCTGGAAAATTTATTGAATCTAAGTATCTAGCTAAAGTTCTGATTCTTGTAACTGTAGCTCCTGTTAAATCATTACCTGTAGTTACAGAATTAACATTTAATAAAATAGCAGTAATTGTTCCAAGAGCATTACTAACAATAAGTTTTGGTCTTGGAAGTTGACCTCTTTGAAAAGCAAACCCCTCTGCTTGTATTGGCATTTTTATATAAGTATTACCAGCCCAGATAATATCTCCATTTCCTACTCTATTTGTACCAGCATGAAATCTATAAGTGGCTGCTGATCCATGTAAAGAAGCGTCAGTTGTAATAGTGAATAATTCAATTATTGCTGAAGGATTGATCTTTTGTAGATCAGTAATAATAGGAGCAGTACTCATGGTTCAAATACCTCTTCAAAAGTAGCCCTTATAGATGCAAGATTTGAAAATTCCATACTTTTACTCCATTTTCTACAAACAAATTTCATAGAAGAAGACTCATTTGGCGGTGTATAGTCAAAACTATCATTATCATTGGCACGAGCATCAAGGAAAGTTTCTATTGTATCTGAATCTGTTTCTGATAAATTTTTCCAAACAAATGCAAATATCTTAGGATTTTGATGTTGTGATAAACCAAATGTAATTCGATGTTGATAACCATCAGCAAAAACCACTGTGCGTGTTATTGGAGCAGATTTTTTTTCTACAGGATAGCTCGCTGCGATATTTGGAAAAGTCGGCATTATGCTAATAAACCTCCTGGTCTTTTTTGATTAATTAATTCTGATTGTATAGCAACTGATATTAATCGACCAAGTTCCCTTCCTTCTTGTTCGCTACCTTCAACAGAAGAACCAGAAGCATCTACATTTACAACTATATTACCTATCCCCCCACTAGCTTGCACTCCAAGTTTTCCATCCCTGCCACGTTTCAGCGGCATGATGGCTTCTGGCCCACGCTCTGCCATTAGGCCAACTCCTGTTGACATAGGAAAAATACTTGGCTTATCAACAACTCCCCCTCGATAGAAAGGCTGTACATTATTTCTTGCAAATACATTACCTTTAGCACTTTTCTCAACAACACCACCTTTTTCAAATCCTAAGAAAGTTTCTAAACCTGGAAACAGTCCAAACAATGTTTTGAAGAATAATGCCTTTACAATCATTCTTTGTAAATCTGCTAATATTGATCTTGCCAAATCTCCAAAACTAGCCTTTCCTGACACAGCAAGTTCTGCAAATCCATCTGCAAGTTTGTTTATAGATGTAACAGCTAACTCTTCAAGATTATCTTGTAAATTTAAAGATGCCTGTGCTACTTTTCTAAATTCCTCTTTAAAATCAAATGTATCATTTCTAGCTTCTTTAAGCTTTGTTTTTATATCGTCAAGACTTAACCCAAATTCATTAGCTTTGCCACCTAAAGCCTCAAAAGCTATTAGTGATTCTCTTTCTATTTGTAAATTATCAAATTCAATTTGATTTATAAGTCCAAGTTCTAATTTGTATTTCTGTGCTGCTTTTGCTTTTGCTTCTGGGTTAGCGAAGGTTTCAAATTTACCTCGTGTATTATCAGCAAGAATTTCAGAATTCATTGCCTTATTAAATTCTTTGTTGTAAAAATCTAAAGCATCTGCCTCAACTTTTTTATTTGCATCAGATTGAAACAATCCACCTATAAATGGTAAATTTTGCAATGGATTTTCAGTAGCTTCATTAGCAGCACCAAACTTTTCTCTTGTTTTCTTTTTCGCTATTACTCTTGCATTACTTTCATTATTAATACGATTTATCATCCGTAATAATCTATTTATCTGACGTAAGAAACCTGTAATTAAATCGTTAAATTCTCCACCTAAATCTTGGAATATAATACCAATTTCAAACTTCATGTCTTTAAATGCGTTTACCATTCTTTGACCTGATTCCTCAGTAGAAGCAGCCATATCTAAAGCAGCTTTTCTATGATCTTCTGATAATTTTTCTGAGAATTTAATAATTTTATCTAGACCAACAACACCATCTCTCAAGTCTTTTTGTAATTGGGTCATTGCCATATTATTTGCCTTTGCAAATTTAACCACGGCTCCTGGTAAGCGTTCACCCAGTTGGCCCTGTAATTCTTCTGCCGACACCTTACCTTTACCAAAGATCTGCGACATCGCTCGGATCGCACTTGTGAGATCTTCTGAATCTCCACCTGTAGCTTTTACAGCTTCTGATACACCTCTAAATACAATTTCTGCATCTTTTAAAGTACCACCAGATCCAAGAACAGATGCTGATAACTGTGTAAATTGTTTTGTTGCTTCTAATATTGGTACATTTAATTCATCAGATACACTTCTAATAATTGTTAATGCTTGATTATATTTTCTTGAATCTTTTGTAACCCCTGCAAGTGCAACTCTTAATCTTCCAACTTGTGCAGAATATTGAGTAGCACCTTTTACAAATTGTGTAAAATCAAGTGCTGCTCCAATCGCTGCTCCTTTTATTGCACCTTTCTTTCCAAACTGCGCTCCTATTAATGCACCTTGTGATGTAAATCCAGGTAATGCTTGAGCAGCAATTGAACTTGCAAAACCAAATGCAATCTGTCTATTTATATTTGCTGATTTTTTACCTGTAGCATTAAATGACTGTAATTTTTTTCTATTAGCTTCAATTGCAATACCAAGTCTTTTAAAAGCACGACCATTAACATTAACTTCTTCTCTAAGTCTTTTTAAAACTTTATCTTTCTGTTTAAATTGACTTATAGTTTTTGGTTGTACTTTGCTTACTTCTCTTATTGACTGTGCAAGAGATTTTAAATTTTGTTTTGTTGGAGTAAGTTGTTTATTTAAATCTGTAAGTTGTTTTGTTAATCCCTTAAAATCTTTTAATCCCTCAAGATCAATTTTTAATTTAATAAGCGATATTTTTTTTGCAGCCACTATTTCTTCTCCTTATTTACTTCTCTTAGAGCTACAGATTCCATAAGTTGTAAGCCCTCTAGCATTTCTTTGCGGTTAGTTACATTGTAAAGGTCAAATAGACCACCAGCAAGCAATAAGACCTCGTATTTTAATCCTACTACACCTCCAAAGGACATATCCCATTGTGTTTGTATTCTTAAAAACATCATAACAATTTCCCAATTATCTTCCATTACTTCATAATCATCATCTATCTCTGGTTGCTCCTCGATTTGTATCCCAAAAGCTTTTGCATCTTCTTGGGTACTATCTATTGTTTGTCTGCCACCCGAAGCCCAGTATTTGGCAGCATCAATTAGTTTTTTGCTTGTGCGTTACCATAAAATCCTCTAAATGCTTCTAATACACCTTTTACAAAATCAACATCTTCTGCAAATTCTTTTAATACACTTTTGCTAAATGGAATTGGAGTGCCATCTTCCTCTTTTACATCTTCCCAACCAACTAATATTTTTACAAGAGCAGAAAATTCATCCTCTTCCTCAAACTTATCAAGTTCTGATCTTGTAAGCCTGACAAATTTTCCCTTAAATTCAAATTTTTCAAATTCGCCTGGTATGTCCTCAGAAGGACGTTTTACTTCTACAGGCCAAGGATATACCTTGGTCTTTTTACGAACAAATGCCATAAAAAACTAAATAATATATATACTTCTATACTTTAGCTAGGAAGTCAAGTGTATAGGAAAGTTAGCTCGTCATTAGCTGTGCTTGGAACTAATGTATATGGGATCTCTAACATATTCACTCCATCCATTTCTCCATAAGAAATATCTCCTATATCTACTTTAGTGCTTGAAAATTTACATATATTACCAGCAGCCGTTCCATGTGTTACTTGTAAATTACCAAGAGTAGTATCTGTTAAAGCCGCAGCAAAGAAATCTTTCTGTGCAATTGTTGGTGCTTCTATAGTTACTGATCCACTTGCTGCTCTGTCAGTTAAAAGTACTTCTTTTGTTCCTCCAACTAATTCTCTATAGGCAAGAGAATTTCCCATATCAAAACTTAGAGATTGTAATGCACCTGCAAAACTTAAAAGTTGAAAACTAGTTGTATTACCGTTTTTAAATATTAATGGAGTTGCTTGGTTTCCATATGTAACAGAAGGTAATGCTGTATCAGTTGGGGCATTGTATATCCCAGTAAAACTAAAATCAAGAGTTGGAATTGATCCTACCTCCGTTGACAATGCAACATTGCCTCGACAGCCTGTAACAATATGCCTTACACCATCTATGTTGTAGTGGATAGTTACAGATGAAAAATTAGCTGAAATTGGTTCGTATGTAACAGAAGTTCCACTAGCTATAGTTTCTGAAAGACCACAAGCTTTAAGCGCACTTCCGTACCTGGGCGCAGTTCCAGCCGAGCCACTTCCGCAAAATTCAACGCTGAATGTACATTCAACTTTAGTATTTGCTAAAAGCTGTTGTGATGATCCAAGGAATGGTCTTACAACATCTCTGTTAACCACATCGCTTGATTGTGGTGTAATAGTTAGATCAGTTACAAGAACAACATCTGTTGCTCCTGGTGTAGGGTCAGTTCCGTAAGAACTCTCCGCTTCAATTAGAATTACTCTCTTCCTTGTCAGTTGTGCCATCAGTTGTTACCTCTGTAGGGATTTCTGCTTTTTTTGTTTGTTGGACTAGCTTTCGTTTGCCAGTTTTTGGGTTCAGTATGTAAGTACCGCCCTCATTTGGGATTTCATTACTCATATTAAACAATCAGGGTTGTTAGGCTTGCATTTCTATTATAAATCATGTTGATAAACTGTTATATCCTGTTCGATACTCTATTTCATACTCACAAGTTATAACACCAGCAGGTTGATCTGCATCTAAAACTTCAAAAGTCTGAGTTGCAGGTTTTATATCTTTAGCAAGACCACCTATTGTTGGATCATTTAATATTTTTGTATGAAGACTCTCTATAGTTGCATCAGCAATGTTCTCAGGTATTTCTCCTCTAACAATTACTACAACTCTTACTCTTAACAACCAATCTATTTTTAGATAGGTAGAGCTATTAACAGTAGGTTCATCTGTGACAGGCTCAATAACAATAGCAGGGGATTCTGCTCTTGTTACCGCTGCTACACGAGATCTATATATGCGAGTTCCTACTCCTGTTGTATTTGTAAGACTTGTTTTTAAAGCAGCTAAAATTTGCTCTCTTTTACTAGCCATATCAAACCTTAGTTAAGGAAACTACACATAAACTACCATCATCTATTTTTTTTACACTTCTAACTTTGTAATTTACTGAGTTTACAGCTATTGTTGCATCAAATAACACAGCACCTAAATCAGTAGTTTTAGCCGTAAGTTGATAATCTGTTGCTAGAACAATTCCATCTGCAATCATTTCATCAGGTTCGTCTAATATACCTTTATAAGTAGTGCCACTATATACAACAGTATCTGAAAAGTCGGCAAAATATGTATCTAAGTCTTCAGTAAATGCCATAGGAAAAAGCCCTCACTAAGAGGGCTATATTTTTATCCGTACTTTTTAAGACCAACTAAGTTGATGCTAAAAGTAAATGTTGGGGATGATCCACCAATTGTCTGAACAATCTTAATAAAACGCTTGCTTTCGTCTTTGTTGATTGCAAGTGTTTGCATTGAAGCAGATCCTGTTACCTGTGTAAAAGTAGCACCAGATAAATCTGTATATGTACCACTTGAACTATCAGATTCAGTAATTTTAATATCTAATGTTGGAGAAGAACCGCCACCAGCAGCACTATCCAAAATTAACATTACATCTCCATCATATTCGAGAAGATCTATTGCACTTGATGTAGCTGTGCTTGTTACAGCAGCAGTAGCAACACCAGCAACAACAGTAAGTTTTTCTAAGTTCTGTTGAATAACAGACATTTTAAGATTCCTCCTGAGTAGAAATAAACTCTTCTAATTTTGCAATTAGTTCAGTTTTGTTTTGTCTTCTATCGAGTTCAATTCCAAGCTTACGACCATAAGTTTCAATTTGTGATTTTGTCATTTCAGAAAAATCAACTTCTTCACTCTCGGTAGGCTCTTGCTCGACAACTGGTTCTGTACTAGCAGTAGGTGCTTCACAAGTCTCAACAACTAATTCAGCTTTTCCAATAGCTACTAAATACTCCCCACTTTGGTCGTTAATATCAACAATAGAACCAGAGTCCGTAGGGACTCCAGCTATCATTGTTGCTCGTAGCAATTTGACCTTCATATTATGTTCCGAAACAGAATGCACCTGGTTGCTTAACAGCAAAGTCAACATCCTGTAATGCAATAATTCTTACACTACCGCTTGTTGCGTTTGCATATGGATCTACTGTTAGATCTAAACCAGACCACATACCAATACAGAACTGACTAAAGTCTCCGAAAACTACATCGTTGTTTGCAAGCTGATTAGAAACAATAGCTGGATAGCCATTAATTTCATTGTTCTCAAATACAAACTGCGCTGTGTTTGAAGCTTTTTCTGTTGACTTCAATGCACCTCTTGCAGAAGCATTGATTAAATAGAACATATTAGCTACATCAGCATTAGCCGCTGCAACGTCTGTCTCCATTCCGATGTACTCAGCAAATGTACCAAATGTACTGATTGTCTGTGTACCTACACCAGTTGTATCCTTGATACCAAGTGGCTCATTAGAACTACCAGAACCATAGATAGCTGCGTTATCAAGTTTTGTAGCAATTACCTTTGCAATATCATCTCTAATCATTGCTTCAACGTCTATAGATGACTGAAGAAGTAATCTGCGTGAGTAGTCAACAAAAGCACCAATTGTTTTTGGTGTCATGTTCACTTGGTCAAAAGCTTGCTGACTTTCTGTTGGCGCACCAGACTCACCTACGAAGTAAGCAGTTGATGTAGATGTCATTCTTGGGATAGACACGTTACCAGACAATCCTGTAAGCATTGTTGGGTTTGTTGCCATCACAGCCATTCTCTTTCTAAGAATGTCAATAAATGAACCAGCAAGAAGCTCTGTAGGAACTAAGTTACCACCAGCAGTTGCTGTACCTACATTCAAGTCTCTTTTTAAGACTTCGTTAGGAACTAAGATTCCGTTTGCTGGCTTCTCATATTTTTTAGAAGCTGCATCAGATACCTCTCTCTCAAAAGCTGCTGCTTCTTGAGCTTGACGATCTGTTGGGTTTGCTAGTGCATTTAATGCTCTCAAGAAAGAGAACTGTTTAATTTCTTTTTGGTCTAAGCCAACTTCGTTTGTTGTCATGTCAGTAGAACGAATGGGTGTATTACGAACCTCTGCCTTGTTTTTAACTAGGTCGAGGATAGCTGCTTTTGCTTCTTCGGGAGTTTTATTTCCCTTAATAAGTGAATCAGCAAGCTGTTCTGCTCCATACTCTCCAAACTCACGACATAACGAAGTGATTGATGCTGTACGAGCATTGTTTTCATCAATAGCACGTTGTACTTCGGCTTTGATGTCGATTTCAACGGCTTGAGCCGTATCAACCGCAGTTTCTTTAGTTGATTCTTCCATGTTACGGACTGTTGTTGATGCGGGTTCAACCGCAGAATTAATCTCCTCGATAGGAGACTCTTGTTCCATACTAATACTATTACCTTGAGAGGGTTCTATCAAACTTCTACCAAAGCCAATAGTTGGATCAGCTGGAACAGTAACAACTGATAGTTCGTGTACTGACCAGTTGGTAGCTCTCATGCCATCTTCTGCTTCTTCCATATCATTTATCTGATATCCAAAAGAAATACCTCTTAATATTCCGTCTTGCACATCTTGTAATATTTCAGATGCAAACTTATTGCGAGAGAAACGAATCTTTGCATAACCTCGTTTGGTTTCTGGATCGATTCGAGCCGATTCCACTACACCAATAGGTTTATTCATATCGTGATTAAACAGAACAGCACCGCCATCATTTAGTCGTGCTAAATCTGCCGCACCTTCCTCGTGGCTTAATATTTCGTTACCGAAATATCTTTTAACAGGATATTCTGACGAAAAAGGAAATTCAAATGTTCTCGCTTTTACGTTTTTAAAGTCCGTTACTTCTTTACGCTCCAACTTATCTCCAACCTCAATCGCTCTAATATCGGCAATTTTTGTAAGTGTCGAAAATTTGTGACCTACCTTTGTATCGGTAGCTTCTCCATTTCTATACAAAGTAATTAATGCAGCAGGGTCATCTTCTGTCCCTGTAATAGTAAAGGAACTATCAGGAACATCAATTGATCCATCTCTTACAATACGATCAATTTTCCCTCTAGCTCGACCTCCACTAGAATTCCAAGAAACAAAATCGCCAACGCTTAATGCATCGGGTTCTGCTCTTTTTTCAACTTTAGTTGTTTCAGCCATAGTTTTTTCGTTAGTAGCAGGTTCAAACTTAATAGGTTCAAACTCGTTTCTCTCAAGCCAAGCTTGTGCTTCAGAGGCAGAATATTCAGAAAGTCTGAACCTAATTGATTGAAGTTCAGCACCCTCCTCATTATCCTTTATACCAAATATAAAGTCTATGCCTTGAGAGGCTTCATTGTTAGACCGCCTAAATGTATCATATTCCTCAGAATTTGTAATAGTTGCTGCGTGTTCATTTGGATATGGTCTTGCTAATTCAATAACTTCTCCTCTTTCTCTAGCCTTTTTAATAGCAGCAGCTTTACCTCGACTCCAACTAAAACCAGCGTTTCCTCCCCATGCGTGCCAAGACACAGCCCCAGGACTCGGATATCCTTTCTCTCCAGAGTTAAAACCTTCTGCTTTTTTGTCAACTTCATGCCTCGCAAAAAAACTAAACATCCTGACTACGACATCTGGGGAAAGTTCTTTACCACTAATAATTTGAGATGCTCTTACTGCTGCAACCTGTGTACCACCTTTCCTACCTTCTTCTTTCCATTTTTTATATTTTCTTGCAGCAGATTTCATTCCTTCTGTAGGAGTAAGATTGATCTCTGTTCCACTTACATTTGCCATGATTACTCAGTCTTTTTGCGTGTTTTTTTAGATCTATTAGGTGGAGGTGTAATATTCACATTTCCCTCAGACCCAATCTCTACTTCTAAGTCAAGATCTTTATCTAATGTAACTCCTAAACTATCAGCGACATCTTGTTCTCTTGCAATCTCAGAAACAATATCGTCATAATCGCCACCATTTGTCTGTGCAATCACTTGTGACTTAGTCATATAACCTGCTTGCTCTGCCTCTCTAAAAGCTTTCACTTCTTTTAAAGGATCAACATAATGTTGTGCAGGTGGAGTCCATCTTGGTTTGCAATATCGCTTTGAATTAGCTGTATAGTCGGGAAAATCTAAATCGCCAGACAATACGGATAATGCAAGCCATTCTTTAAATATTCTAAAATGGAAATTATCAATCATATACTTCTGACAAAACTTCCAATGTTGTCTATCTTCTAACAAACTTAGTCGTGAGCTTGAATAGTTAGTCTCAGAAAAGTCCTTACTTATAGTCTCAAAACTACAACCTATACCTGTAGCAAAACGTCTGATTTTATTTTTGACAAACATCTCATATTGCTGAGATGGATAATCTATATCAGGTATCTGTACTGACTCATTTGGGGCTAAATATCTAAACTCTCCAGGGCTAAAAGATTGTATCCTTTGATTATTCTGTACCTCATCTCCAATAAGTTCCCCTTGATCATTTTGGATAAATCCCATAATACTCGCACCTGCTCTTGCTCTTATGACAGCAGCTTCTTCATATCCCTGTAACTGATGCATATCAGCCATCACACTATGAAACCAAGGCACTCCTCTATTTTGACCTGGTCTTTCTGGTAAAAATAAATGAATAATATCTTTTGCATCTATAAATATATGTAATTTACGATTTGCAGAATAATCTAAATAATATGCATCGCCTGGATGTTTTGTAAGTATTGCATATCTGACAGGTCTACCCCATTCATCCACCTCTACTCCATTTCTCCACTCATTATTTTTATTAAGTAACTTGTCATCATATTCCTCATCTAACAAATCACTTTCAATTATCTGCAAAGCAATAGGAACACTTGAATCGCCAAAAGGTTTTCTTACAATTCTAAAAATAGCTTCTCCAGATTCACATAACGCACCTGCTGCTAACCATTCAAATTGATGAAAACTATATTTACCTGCACAATCACAATTATTAGCTTCCGACCATTCTGCCCACTTTTCTTCTATTAAACTATTTACTCTTTGATCTCTTTTACCACCTCTTTGTTGTAAGACAAGAGATTGAAATTTCATACCTGTTCCGACAATATTAATTTGTGTTGTTCTTTTAGCTTGTCTTGCGTATGGATTATTTCTTACAAGTTCTCTGGATCTATCTCTTAACTTACGCAAACTATTCCTAATTTCAGCATCTGCACTTAACTGACTACTCATCCAGTCTTGTGTAAGACGAGAAACTAATGCTCCTTGATATGCTCTAAGACCTCTAAGTGGTTGTGCATTACTACCAAAACCTAAAACTCTTTTTACTGCATTTGCAATGTTAGATCTAATACCCATTAGTATGCTCCATCAAAACGGACAAATGTAGCTCTTGGATTACCTAATCCATTTGCTATCATTTCAGCTTGTTTTTCTCTTACTAGTTCTACCTTAAGCTGACTCTTGAGTGTTAACAACTCTGCTAACTCATATTTCTTTGCATTTCTTGTTCCAATCTTATATTCCTTAATAACACCACCATTAATAATTGTTCTTATGGCAGCTTCTATATTTTCTAAATCTTTTTCTAGTTGACTTCTATCATCAAAAGCAGCAGGTGTACCAGAATATTCTAATGATGCTAATACCTTAAAACTTCCTGTATATAATGTTTGTTTTTCTGCTCCCGATTTATTTGCTACTGCTTGATAAAACCAATTACCTGCATCAAAATTAGCTGTTGTTGTAGCTGGGATACTAAATTCAAATCCATCAAGATATGCAGAACTATTTACAATAGCTCCTTCTGAACTTGTATTAGTTCTTAGATAATAAATAACAGACCAATCTGGACTACTAATACTATTACCAAATACATCTTGATCAGCAGGTATTCGCCATTGAACAAAATCTCCAGCCCTTACTTGTGTTGGGAATGTCATTTTTTTACCAATTAGAGACAAAATTCGACTTTTTAGTCGATTTAGTACGATTTAATGATAGCTTACTATCCTTTTTAGGTTTATCAGGATTTAACCTTCTTTCAAATTGTTCGTATATTGTTCTTCTGTCATATTTCTGTAATAATCTTTGCCAAGCAGCATATGCGTATACCATTTCATCAAGTGCTTCATTTCTTGCATCGCTTTTTTTGACCCACACACGTTCTTGATATCCATGCTTATATCTTAATACTTGTCTCTCTGCCGTTAGCTCTTGAAAATAATCATGTGTAATTGTCGGATAGAAATGTATATATCCCTCTCCAGGCTCTGCATCTTTTAAACGATTATGTAATGTTGATTTGATAACATCTACTCCTACAGGAAATAATTGCACTCCTCTTTTTAATGCCTTACCAGAAAAATTAATATCTACTTTGCTTGGTCTTCCTAATGGTGGCTTTCCTTTTTGTCCCATACCTTTTATTCCTATTAATCCTAAATGAGTTCTTTCTCTTACATATTGATAAACTTCTTGCGTAAAATGACCACCTGTATCAATCGCAGCACTATCAATCTTCATTTTTTTGCCGTCTTCATTTATATATTCATCTAACAAAACCTCATCCATCTGTTGCCATAAATCTGCCCTTGCTGGTGATCCATATATAACCTTTCTATCTACTAAATACATCTCTTCATTACGCCCTATGCCCCAAAGACTCATAGAAAGTCTGTCATCTTGCACATCGCATCCGAGACACAAACTGAGAACAGGACTAGGGGGTGTGCCTTGCTTGTAAGTCTCAAGTGATGCTCTTTCCATAAGACCTTCTGCACCAACCTTGCTCGCATATTGATCTTCCCAAACGTCCCCCAAGATAGTATTAATCCACGTTTTTAACTGCTCTGGATCATCCTTACTTTGTAAAAATTCCTCAACAAGATTAGACCAAGTTGCATTTGGCGAATAAGAATAAGCAGCCCATATATGAAATCCAACGTGTTTAGAATTCCCAGGTGCTGTAGCTCTCCATTCTCCTCGCTCTACCATCCATCTCTTTTTACTATGTGGAATCAAACAACCACAACTTTCGCAACCATAAGCAACTGTATCAGGATCATTATCTCGCCATTTCATATTTGACCATCTTAGATATTGCATATGATTACACTCTGGACAAGGGACGTAATATTTCATCTGATTCGTCTGCAAAAACAATCTTTCTATACGACTAAAATCTTTTATTGTTGGAGTTGATCCAGCTACTATCTTTCTATTCCAATAGTATTCTGTTCTTCTAATACCAAGTTTTATCTGATCTCCCTCTGTACCTGCTGATGGAGGATAACCATCTACCTCATCAAATAGAACAACTCTTCTAGATACTCTCCTAAAACCTCTAGCACTATTAGCACCAACTAAAGATAATGTTCCTCCTGGAAAGTTTTTCTGTAATAACGTATTATTTCCATCTTTTGACTTAGGATCACTTACTAAACCTTGCAAACAAGGAGTATCCCTTAACATAGGCTGTAGCTCTTCTTTAGAGTAAGATTGACAATCATCTAGAGTAGGCTGAACAACCATAATGGGACAGCTATCTTGGTGTATATGATATGCAATAAGATGATTTAAAATTTTAGAATATCCAACCCTAGCAGATTTCATAACTGTCACTTGTTCCACATTTGGGTCAGTAATTGCATCCATAATGCCTTTTTGATATGGAAGTGTTCTCCATCTGCCACCTTCGGCTGAACTTTCTGCTGATAAATAAGCGTTTTTATCTGCCCATTGACTCAAACTAAGCTTTTTAGGCGGTTTAAACGACAAATAAGCTTTTTTTTCGAGTTTTAAGAGGTTATTCATGCTACTGATAGCTCCTCTAACGCTTCACGAACAATATCATCTAAACAAGACACTGCATTTGCATCTAAATCAGGGATTCTTTGTTTTGCTTTAGCTGGGATGCCTAATAACTTGGTTCGAGCATTGGTAATGATGTCGCACCACTTATTTTCAACATCTTCCATAGGCACTAACTCACTTTCTTTTACTTTTCGATCAAGTTCTAATAATTCTGCTTTCAAATGCTCTGTTCTTGCTTTACTTTCTTCATATTCTGGTATTGATTCATCTGTTTTACTAAGTCGGGATCTATGGACAACTACATTATTGTCCTTAGATGTAGTTCTTACTCTTTTGAAAGCAGATTTGCTATACCATTCTTTTTCTAATGTATCGCTATTAATAACAATCTTGCCTTTGTCATCCGTCATCGCTGTAAGACGGCCTTCTTTTATAGCACCATATACAGCCTGGATAGTTACACCCATTTTTTCGGCTGCTTCTTTTCTGGTTATTAGAGGCATATAAAAATGTAAATTCCTTACACTTCTTACAATAGCGTAAATATTATTTCGTGGTATAATTCCGCATTTTTACTAGCTTTTTCGTAGGCCTTGTCTCATCTGTCTCATGTGTTGAGATTTGTAAGAACATTTCTGCGGAAATGCCTAGAAAAATTTTGCGATTCGAAAACAAC